GTTAAACTCTGCCTCGGTTTTAAAGTCTTATACCTGACAAGTGTAAGGCGGAACCGGCCCTCTGGTCGTCAAACCAGCTGGATTTGTCCGTCACACAGCTTTACAAAAGAAATGGTCTCACGTTACCCTATCGTGTATAAACAAAAGGGTACCGCAAGGGGGAGAGCATACTCCGTAAAAGCCTCTGTCGGTGGGAAGAAAACCCGTGCGACAAAAACTAACAAAAATTGATTAAATGAAAGTACAACGAAAATGACACCACCGATTTCATACCTCAGCTTGCGCAAGCTTGATGGGGTTCTTTCAAGTGATGTCCCTCCTTCTCACGCGGCCCGTGCGGTTGACTGCTCCCTATTGGGGCAACCCTGCCAGGGAGGCACTAGTGGGGCGACCTGGAAGTCGTCCAGTCATAAGTGCTTCGGTCGAGGGAAGGAGGTTACCTGTCGTGCTGCAGGTAAAACGAAAAAGCAGCACCAAGGATGCTTTACCGGGGGGGGCACCTTTCAAAATTTACCCTCGGACGCCTGCTGGGTTGACCCGAACCCATGCCCGGCCATCACGGGATTCATCTCTCGTCGTGCCCGTCGGGAAAAAGAAAATACAAAGGGAAATAGGTTTGCGTGCCTCGGGGATCAACCCCTGGAGGACGAACCGACTCTCGAGGCTTGCGCCAACCTCGCGAGCAATGTCCGGAAGGCACAAAAGATTGTGAAATTCTTAGGGATCGATCGGTCTTTAAAGCCGACACAGTCGGTACCGGACTCCATCCCATGCGGTTCTCTCCGTGCGGCGGTGGCTTCAACTTTCAGCGGTTCACAGCTTACCTTAGCTGACGCGCTGTCCATCAAATCCACTGCCAAAGTGGAGAAAAGAACCTGTGAATTCTGCGAAAACCTGCAGGATGACAGGATGGATAATTGGACAAAAGAAAGGTTATCCCCTCAAGAAGTAGATGAGGAGCATCTGGAAGGTTTCGTTAAAGCCTTTCGCTCCAACGTCGAAACGGGATGGAATCGTTCTGCGGCGTGGCGGCCTTATGTCCCTAATGGGCATGCCACGCTGAACAACAGCCGGTGCGTTGGTGGGAACTGGAACGAGGAGGAATTCTCGGACCGGTGCGAACCCACGAGTGTGCTTAGTTCGGGGAAGCATAGGGTAGTAACTCTTTACTCGGGTTACAATGTATCCGTGCTGACCCCGCTACACCGCGCGCTGTACAGTTCGATTCAAAGGAAGGGATGGCTTCTTGTGGGTAACCCGACCCGTGAGCGGCTTCTCCACCTCGACCAAGCGGCCGAGGGAAAGCAATGGTTGTCTTTCGACTACGAACAGGCAACTGACAAAATTAAGATAGCGTACGTACGGAGAGCTATCGAAATCTTGATAGACAGAGCTGAGGGGTTGACAGAAGAGGAGATCAGGTGCTTAAGAGTAGTGGGTGATCTTAAGCTGTGGCTTGACAGCGAGGAAACCTACGTTTCCGCCGCGAGCGGTCAGCCCATGGGTAGCCCCATGAGCTTTCCGTTGTTGTGCCTGATCAACAAAACCGTCGTCGACCTCGCCCTCAGTTCCCTGCTTGAGAGAAGGGACATCACCGTGAAAGAGTGGCGCAAGCACCCGTGCTTGATTAACGGTGATGACTTATTAACGAAGAGCACCAGCGGGGGAGATCTCGCGGGCAGTATATTCCGGGAGGGCGCTAAAGTTGGCTTAAAATCCAACTGGAGCAAGACCCTTTCGAGCCCGGTGACTGCCGAGATTAACTCCACCTGTTTTGATAGGTGCACTCTTCAAAAGAAAACAAATGTGTCCGCTCTATGGATGGGAGCGGAGGTCCAGGACGTAATAGGATTCGCTAGGGAATCATCGTCGACGAAAGCGGGTTTTGT